GGTATGTCTAAAAATTTTTCCATATCTATTTATTTTAATTGGTTAGGCTATTGCAATTCCGCTAACTGCTGAAGGTAAATCTTCTTCAGGAATAACTAAAGTAACATCGTGCCACATTTGTTGTAGGCATTGTACTACTGAATCTTGAATAAAATCTCTAAAAGCAAATGCAGTGATTGCTGTATGAGTTAATGTTACTTTTTTGCCACTTCCATAATAAAGAGTGGTAGTAGTAGTTGGGTTAGACCCTGGACCAGTCGCATCTCCTACTTCTATAATCTTGATGTCGTTACAGCTTACTAATTGGTTTAATTCAGCAGTAACTGGTATACTTAAAAACTTTTGCATTGTTTAAAAAATTAAGTTGGTTAATAAAAAACAAAGGTACAAAAAAAACCCCACACTATAGTGTAGGGCTTTCCTGTGTTTCTTGAGAGAATTTTTATTGTTTTTCTAACATTTTTAATGCTTCAATTCCATCATCGGATTGTAAAAAAGAAGCCACTATATAATCTCTGCTTTCACCAAAAGGAACTGTTAACATTTTCTTTTTGTTTCCACTAGTGTTATAGTAAACATCTTTTTGGCTTTTAAACTTTAATAAGTCATTAGCAAAAAAGTCAAATACCTTAGCTTGTAATTCTAGCATTGGGTCTTCAATTAAATCTAATAAAGCTTGAGGATTCCTACGAGCAAATAATAATATATCTCTTTTTATTTCAGCAGTAGTCATTTTGTTTACTGCTAACCCTAAACCTATTCTTGCAATTTGTTCTGCTCTAGAAATATCTAAATTCCTAGCCGCAACTAACGCATCTAATTCCCAATTTATGGACTCTAAATCTTTAGAGGCATCTCTTTCTAAGTTTACTTCTTCAAAATTAAACCCGTTTTCTGGATGTAAATGTAAGAACCTTTGAAGAACTTGGTTTTCTTTTGTAACATATAAAAACCCATCATCAAATATGATTGGTTCTAATATTACATTACCATCTTGCTCATCTTCAAAAGGAGACCTTTGATTTCTAGCGTAACGAAGTGCTCTATTAACACCCGTTTCTTCATCAAAATATAGTAAAGGTTTTCTTTTCGTGTTTTTAGACGATAACATATAAGTTAACGGAGCACGATTTCTAGTTAGTTTATAAGACTTATCTACAAAAATTGGTTTTACTTTTCTTGTAGTTTTTGTTTTTTTTGGAGTTTTTTCTGTTGTTTCCATTGTATTAAATTATATAAGATTAAAATTAAAAAGGGGAGGCAAACCCTCCCCTTATTTGTAATTACAAATTACGCTTCTATTAAGAAGAAGTTGTTTGCACCTAAAGTACAACAAGCTCTTTCAGATAAGAAGTTTACTTCCATCACATCTTTGTCAGAAGTTCTTGCACCACCAGCAGAACCAGTAATCCAAGTTTTATAACGTCTGTCTTCAGTTTCAGAAGCTCTATATCTAACATGTAAGAAAGGTCTCTTAGCATTTTTACCTAAGATTTGGTCATACACTGTAGTTGAACCTGCAGGAACCATAAGTCCGTAGATTTTGCCAGCGTGAATTCCACCTCTCATTGCAGCATCATTAAGATACTTCCAATCAGACTTGTAGAAATCATAACCTCTTCTAAATCCTGTAAATCCAAGATTTAAAGCCATTTCTTCATCGTTGTCAAATAGACCATAAGAAGTACCACCTGCACCATAAGAATTTTGAGCTGCTAACATATCATCAATGTCAAAGCTTAATTCTCTGTTTACAAATAATACATTTTCTTCGATAGAACCTTGCTTGTCTAGTCTTTGAATAATTGCATCAAAGTCAGCCAATACTGCAGGAGCACCTTGGAAAACATTACCTCTATTTTTAACTACCCAGAATACACCTTCTGAACCTTTATCACCTAAGCCTGTAACAGCAGGAGAAAGACCTATAACACCAGAACCTGCTTCAGCTGGAACAGCTTCAATCATAGCAGTTTCTAGATAATCGTCAAATCTCATTCTAGTATCAGACTCAGACTTTAAATACCAAAGGTATCCTGTAGCACCTAATTCTGAAGTTACTTCAATCCATCCAATTTGAGCCATGTCAGAACCAGATACTTCGTAGTGGTCTTTAATGATAATTGGAGAATTTTCAAATATGTAATCATCAGATTCAAGGCTGTCTGCCATTCCATTAGAACCTTTAGCAAATTCAGAACCGTAAATAAATACAGTTAATGTATCTGTAGCAGCAAAAGTTTGACCGCCACCTTCATAATAAGCAACGTCAAAAGTACCTGCCGCATAATCAACATCAGTAACCAATGCTTTATTGAATAAAGTATTTGCACCGCTGTTAGCAGATATCATAACAGTTTGACCTATTCTGATAGCAATTCCACCTTGACCAGCAGTAGTAGTACCACCACCAGGTATAGTTGGAGTTAAGTTATCACTTACAGTAATTGTCGCAGTATCAGATGTTGCTGCAGCACCAGAAGCACAATTCACATATTTAATGTGAAGTCTTCCTTGCTCAGACCATTTGATTAAATCAGAGTTGGATGGCATTTCTGCTCCAACCATTCTTAAAAAAGCACTAATGCTTCTATTACCATATCTCTCAAATTCTCTTTCATAAGTATCAGGTAAATACTGATTCATGAAATCAAAGTTGGTGATATAGTTACTTGTTGTGGCTACCCTTTCCGCACTTGGGATTAAGTCGTAACCTGGAGTTCCTAATACACTCATTTTTTATTTTTTATTTTTTATTAGTTATTTATTTTCGTTTTCTAATTCGTAACCTGTTGCCATCACTGACTTGGGTTACATTTTTAATTTGCATCCCACCCTTAGTAGACACCTCTGGAACTCTTCTCTGGTCAAAGTCTATATTCTTGGACTGTTTAGCTGAATTTGTAACAGCTTCTGCCCGACCTTGCTCATAAAAAAACTTCGCAAATTTGTCTGGGTAATTTGCTATGGCTAACGACCTATGATAATTCTCTACATCAGTGAGCTCTCCGTTATCATCCAGGAAACTAGTAACAAACGTACTTATATCTGAATTTTTCCCTTTAAGCTCCTCCATGTTAGAAGGTTTATAAGAGTAAGAATTTTCTCCGATTTTAAAATTGAAACCTTCAAAGTTATCATCTAGTAAGGCATTAGTTCTTTGTATAAACTTTTCCCTTCTAAGAGCACTCTCCTCCTCATTGGTTTTAGCACGTTGAAGAGACTCTCTGTATTCCTTCAACTCTTCTGACGACTCAGGGGTCAGTGATTCCGTTCTTGACTCAAGGGGAATTTGATACTGCTCCTTCTGTTCGTTAAAAAAAGTTAAAGCTTCAGATACAGCCTTCTTTTTTGCACGCTTTTTCTTTTTTATTTCCTTTTCTTCATCTAAGTCTTCATCAAACTCAAAATCTGAAAGGATTGCATCTACATCATCATTATCTAAATAATCTTCTTTAGATTTATAATAATTAGATAGCAATTCATCTTGGTCCATGTCTTCATAATTTTGCTGTAATTTCACAAAATCATTTATATCTCGACCAGTTTCTTTTTTATATTTAAAGTAAGCAGAAACATCTTCAGGTAATTCTTCTCTTGTTTCCCTTTCTTCAAAGAGCTGGTCTAAAGATTCTATCTCTTTACCATATCTCTTTCCAATATATGACAGGATATCCTCGTCTGCCAAATCTTTTTTTTCAGAAACTTCTTCTACGGGAGCTTTAGTCTCTGTAGTTGGTGCTTCCACATTAGTTGTTTCAGAATCCACAAATTGTGATTCATGTTTCTCTAATAATTCTTTTTCCACTTCCTGTACGGATTTTTGTTCAGGAGCGTTTACTTCTTTTACTGTTATTCCCATTTGATTAAATTTAATTGTTATACAAAATTAAACATTTTTTAAATACAAAAAAAACACGTTTTATCTTGGCTCAAACTCTGCTAAATCAAAACCATCTAAAGTATCTTCATTAGATTCAAAATTTACTGGAGGTAAACTTTTTCTTCTTTGATTTATAAGCTGAGATTGCTCCGTATTTTGCTGGCTAATTCTTTTAGCCTTTGCGTCTTCTCTTGAAGACTCTCTAGTGTTTAACGCTTCTTCTTGCATTCCTCTTAATTGCATCTGATAATTAAACTCTTCCTGCATCAACATTTTCTTTAACTCAGCTTCTCCTTGCATTTTTTGCATATCTACCTGAGCTTGAGTTTGAATTTCTTGGATTTTAGATTGAGTTTCTAACGCTATCTTCTCCTGTGAAGCTTGACTTTGCATTTGAGTTATTTGCATTTGAGTTTGAGACTGCATTTGTTGTTGTACTTGTGCATTCTTTTCATCTCTATCTTGCTTTTGTTTTCTTTTAAGTTTAAGAAGCTGGTTAGCTAGTTTAATATTTTTAATAGTCCTAATATCTATAGCATCTTCTAAATTAATATCATTTTTAGATAATGCCATTTGAATATTACCTTCTAATTGAGCTTTCTCTATTTCATCAGGTGAAACTTCTATATAAACTCCAAAATCATAAATATACAATTGTTTGATATCCTCTAAAATAGTCATACTATATTTTCCTATTTTATTGGCAAATTCATCTCTAAATGGAGCGTACTCTAAAATATCCCCAACTCTTAACGAAAGTCCTTGAGCAATTTTACGTAAAATATATAAACTTCCATCTAATATATGGCGAGTAGCAACATTAGAATTTAAAGCAGCTAATTTTTGGACTCCTACCAAAGCGTTTGGGTCTGGACTGCTTCCGTCTCTAGCTTCATTTAAACCTGTGACAGCTCTAATCATATCTAGATAATGATTATAATTCTGAATTAACATCTGCATTTTAGATGCACCACTGTTAGAATTTAATTGAGTAATAGGAATTTTCCCATGATTGTATTCTCCATCTTGAGTATAACTTCTACCAATAACAGAACCTGTTTGGAAATATAACCTTAATGCATCTTCAGGATTATAAGCTTGACCATTTCCTAAATCCACTTCATTCAATCCATCTGCATCAATATAAACCCCATCAGGGACTACTCTAGATACTACTTGTTGTAACTTTAAATGAGTGATTTGAATCAAATCCGCAAAAGGAATCATTCTTGAAATTAAAGATTCTATACTCCCTTTATACATTCTTGGAGCCACAGCGGTATAATTAGGTAAGGCATGTTGTGTAGCTGACTTAGGTCTAACCATATTTTTTGCCATTTCCCATTTTAAAATAATATTAGTCCCCATTACCATAACACCATCGTACCATACATCAATGGTTTTTTCTACCTTCTCAAATCTACCTTCATCCATCATTTCTTCTGGAGGATTAAAAGTGTCATCTTTTTCGACTGCTTTTTCTCCGCCTTCGCTAGTTTTCTTAATTTTGTGAACTACTTTTTGAGTAGATTTATAATTAAAGTACATTAACGTAGCTGTTTCTCTAGCAAAAATACTGTTCTGATACCATTGAGCAACATTAAAATAGTCGTACCATGTTTGACTGTATTTAGCTATTTCATCTAAATCGTCATTAGTAAGTGATTGGTCAATCTTTAAAAGTTCAGTTATTGGAACTGTTTTTATTTCTCCCCAATAAAAACAATCTTTAAAATGAGGGTCTTCAGTATAACTATAAACTAAATTAGCAGGGTCTACATAATCTACTACCACTCCTTGACCAGCTAAGAACTGAGTTTTTCCACACGCAATACCCAGAACCATTAAATCGTAATCGTATCGTTTACGTAAATCTATGTATTCATTATCTTCCAACATAGCTGAAATAGCTTGCTCATTGGCAATTTCTATAGCAGGCTTGTAATTCATTTGCATATATAATGATAATTCATCATCATCTTTAGGTAAATCGCCTTGGTCCATGGTGAACGGATTTACACCAAATGTCTGTCCTATAGTATTTAATACATCTTGAGAGACCATTTGTCTTTCTACATTATCTTGAAAAGCACTACGATGAGCTGCTGACATAGCATCAATTGCTTCACACTTTACCTCAAACATTCTATCAGCTAACCCATTCACTACTATGTCTACAAACTTAGGAAGTATAGGAACGGGTGTCCAGTCTAAATTTAGATAGGATAAATCCCCGTCTATAGCTAATTCGTTTTTATATTTAGCTACAGATTGTTCACCTCTTGCATAAACTCTGCGTCTATAAAATTCATTCCATTGATTATAAAACCTACATTGGTTTCCGTCTTTTCTAAACCACTCGTATTGAATTGCTTGTCCTATTTGCAATCCATATTCCATGGTTTTTTTTTCGCTATCCGACACGAACTGACTCGGAAATCCATTGGGGGTTATTTGTATACTTATATCTTCCATTACCTAACTAATTGACTGAGGTTACCATTATTTTTATATGTTGCAAAGTTAATTGATATTTTCGACTCTTTTTGAACTTGAGGCTGGTATAAGTGCTTCTGATTTGCCATTATAGCTAACCCTGAGCTTATTGTCGCATCAAATCGAGTTCTGTTGTTAATATCAAACCTTGCCCAATCTTCTAAAGTTCGTGTAAATAACATCGAACCCATTTCATTTTTCTCCCTATGTCCTTCTTCTAAGTTTATACCTACGTGTTGTTCTATATAAGATTCTATAGCTGAAGCATGAGCTTGTTTAACAGCCTCAGAACTATTAGGAATGCCACCTAATTCTTTTTCAGTAATAGATAGTTTGTTATATGTTTTATCTGGTCTATTAATACAAAAAGCTCTATACCCTCTGTTTTTAAAATGATACAAAAGTCTAGGCTTATTATTTTCTATTAAAATAGGCATACTATAAAATATAGCTGCCATTAACACTTCTTCAAAAAATATCTCTGCAGTCTCAGGTCTGGCTACGTATTGTAAAAAAAATTCATTGCTTGGAGCTTCATCCATATTGAATTTAGTCATGCCATGTAACGCACCATTAGAGGCTCCGCCTCCTACTGTTCCAGAAATATCATAGCTATCACAACCGAAAGACCCTAAGTGTTCATTACCTGGATAAAATTTTCCTTGCTTTTGTATTATACGATTTCTTAATCCTTTGTGAGGTAGCCATGAAACTAAAAATCTACCTTTTGTTTCAGGAGTCCACACCACTTCCGTATCTTTAATTCCATCTTTCCAATAAAACTTCCCTCTTGTTAAATGATGTTCTGGTATAAGTGAATCATTGTAGTCAATTTGTTGATAAATTTTAGTTAAGTTAAACAAAGAAGACTTACTTTCATCCCTAAAAGCATGAGATTCAGTCCTAGGAAATTGTCTATAAAACTCATTTAAAGCATCTGCATCTTTTTTTAAAGCGTCTACTTCATTATTCCAATAATTAATGGCTCCTTGATAAATATATTCTCCATCAACTCCAAGCACTTCTTGTTCAGGAGTTGTAAAAACAGGCATTCCATAACGGTCAATAAACCCTTCCATGTTCCATTCCATAGGAATAAAAAGATTATATAACCCGCTTTTTGTTTGACCATTAGCATTGCGAGTTTCTAAACTGGATTCGTTATAAACTTTTTTAAAGTTTTCTCCACCCTT